GGGAAGTGAAGTCAAATTGTCATCAGAATACAATTTGATAGTGAGTTGTCGCAAAACAACGAGAGGATCTTGTTTGTGCTTAAGAGCTCCTATAATAGTTGCGACAGAAAAATACATCATGTTAACATGAGTATTAATCCAAGTGGTAAGCCAATTACCTGAGGTATTTTGCCACCCAAGGTACCTTCCTTTACCGTCGTTGAAACGGAGAGCGTTGATGGTTGCAAGAATTACGTAGCAAGCGAGTGTTAAGTCAAAACCACTATAAAACCTTTTAAATAAAAGGAAAAATAAGGGAAGACATACAGCACTCACAGTGCTTTCGAATCCTTTGACGTCGGCGCTGACGACGTCCTTATTGTCAAAGAGATCAGCAATAAGTCTCCAGCCTGCGGAACTGGGATCAACTCCACAGCTTGGAGGTGTTACCCAGTAGCGATCGTGGGTTTTGTCGACGAGATCTCCAACTGCACGTTTCATGATGACATTATCATCAAAATCCGTGACCTTGAAGATCCGCGTCTTGCCTTGTTCAACACGTTCCCAATCACGTAGTTCATCCTTTTCCATGTCAAAATTGACTTGGTACTCAAATTCACCCTCTCGCATTTTGGCCATGCGATTCTCGTGGTTGGTTGTGTAGGTGATAAGGTCATCACCTCCTTCCAATATATCTCTCTTACTCAAGCCCCATTGTCTAAGACGGAGCCCTTTAGAAGTAGATTTATCGAAGGGATTTAGGTCGCCATAGTTACCTAAGGCTTCTGTAAGTGTCAAGGTACGGCACTTAGAGATGGGTTGATTCCCGTAATATATGTCAAGCATATCATTACCGTATTGTTGGATAACATGGTATACGGCATGATGTGGATTGGCCACGTCATTACGGGTTTCTTTCGCCAAAGCGGTTTCATAAGCTGCAAAGGTCAATTGAGAAGGTCCTTTTGGGGAACCACCATCAAAAGACAGCTCAGAGAAAACTGTCGGGCGAAATGTTGTTGCTCCAGTACAACGGGTCATGACTGGGGTAAAGAAGGCGTGCGAAGACCATCCTGTACCAAAGTCCACTTCTTTGTAAATCTCAGCCTCATTGGATAAGGCGATTTTACTCATAAGCGAAATTGTGTCCAGTCGCTTGGCTCTTGTGGTGGTGTGGTTTTTCTCATCGTACTGAAAAACGTGTTCATAACATAGCGGTCGAGCAACGCCATGTTGGTTGGAAGTTTTACCTCCCGTGTGCTGGCCCACGATCATAGGCCTGCCTTTGACGTTGGCCATCAAAATGCTACCACAAGCTGATTCGATGGCTCCTCCCCAAGTGTATAGGTAGAACGAATCAAGAGAGATTGTTGTACCAATTGGAAGGCTTTGGTTTTTAAAGAGACGAACATTCTCTACTACAGATACGTCTGCGGCTCCGGCTCTAGCGTAGGTAAGAGCAATACCTGACAACACACTGGAAGGCAATTCATCAGTTAAGGCAAAATGCTTGATGATGTTTGCATGGGCCCGAAGGCCAGGAATGTTGACCACTATAAAATCTCCGGCTTGGTTGCCATCAATCATAGTGCAGGCTGATTTGTCAATAATATGTTCTTTAACCATACTAAAGGGACAAAAAGGTTTCAATGTAAACACATTTGGTAGGGCAGACCAAACATGGAAATTGAGATAGCAAATGTTTCCGTAAAGAAAAGTGCAGTGGGCTCTAGATACGCCATCAAATTCGATGACATACATATTACCAAGGACTTTCTTTACAGCAGCATCTGCTGTTCCCATCTGAG